ATGACCATATGATTGAGTATGTGATGCCTAATAGCATTCCGCAATTAGTTATCATACTTGCAGATTATTCTTATAAGGATAGTTTTGTAGCTGATCATGAATTAAATGTAGTGGCATGTATGACTGAAATAATGTCACAAATTAAATTTAAATAGGAGACCAATATGTTAACAGAACTAGCAAAATATTCAGCAATAATTATTGCTTTAGCTATGGTTAATATTGTGTGGCAATTAGAAAAAGCCAGCCAATTATTAAAAGCTATGAGCGATACTTTAGAAAAAGGCATATCAGATGAGTAATCCATTTGAATTTATCAAATCAATATCCTCTTCTAAAAAGGATATTATGGAAAATGAGAAAGACTACAATGCCTTTATGGTTAATCGTGGCTTATCTTATTTTCCAGATACTGTCATATATGCAAATGAAATGAACAAATTCCACCACCTTGATTCCCGCCTGCAATACTTATTTCTTATAAATATAGTTAGAAAACGAAATAGGTTTTCCAAGTGGAATAAGGCTAGTGAATCAGAAGACATTAAAGCTATAAAAATATATTATGGTTATAGTAATGAAAAGGCACGTGATGTACTTCCGCTTTTAAGTAATGAAAATCTTAAAACAATAAGAGGAAGAATACAGCATGGCGGAATACAACGATGAACTGGTTAACTGGAAACCAGATATGATGTTAGAAGTACTATTAGCCGAACCAGACGATTTTCTCAAGATACGTGAAACACTTACAAGAATAGGTGTGGCATCTAAAAGAGATGCTAAACTATATCAATCATGTCATATCCTCCATAAACAAGGAAGATATTTTATAACTCATTTTAAAGAGTTATTCTTATTAGACGGTAAGCCTTCCAATCTTACAGAGAATGATCTTAAACGTAGGAACACAATTGTCAAATTGATGGATGATTGGGGACTACTTGAGGTAGTTACTCCTGTAGGAGAAGTTGCAGCATTAAATCAAATTAAAATTATCTCTCACAAAGATAAGTCAGAATGGGAATTATGTCCCAAATATAATATAGGTATTAAATAAATACCTGTATAAATAAAACTGGATATGCCGAAAGGGTATTCATTTTTTAACCTTGCTATAATATAGGAGGACAATTATGTCAAACTTAGCATTTAACTTCCCAAGGGATACGTTCCTTGGATTTGATCAACTTTTTAACACATTATCGGAAGTACCATTTAACGGAACTACAGAAGCGCGTAGCACTGGGTACCCACCATATAACGTTGTTAGAAAAGCTGATGGTCATTTTCTTATTGAGATCGCTGTTGCAGGATTCAGTAAAGATGACATAGACCTAACTCTCGAGAAGGGAGTTTTAACAGTGACTGGTAATAGACCAACTCACAATTTAGATAGAGAGTACTCACATCGAGGAATCTCTTCAAGAGGATTTGAAAGAAAGTTTACTTTATCAGATACAATCAGTGTGATTGGTGCCGATATCGTAGATGGCCTGCTTGTAGTTGCTCTGGAAAATAACATTCCAGAAGAGGACAAGCCTCAAGTCATTAAGTTAGGAAAACTAAACAAAGCAGCACAACTGCTGTTAAGTTAATAACTAAGGAGCACTATGGCATATTCAGAAAAGGTTTTAGATCACTACAATAATCCACGCAACGTGGGTAAAATGGATCCCAAAGATCCTAATGTAGGAACTGGTATGGTTGGTGCTCCTGCCTGCGGCGATGTAATGCGTCTTCAAATAAAGATTGAAGAAGGTGTATGTACAAACGCTGTTTTCAAAACATACGGCTGCGGATCTGCAATCGCTTCTAGTTCATTATTAACTGAATGGGTAAAAGGTAAATCAGTTAAAGCAATTCAAGAAATTAAAAATACTGAAATTGTTGAAGAGCTTAATCTCCCACCAGTGAAAATACACTGTAGCGTACTAGCAGAAGATGCAATTAAATCAGCAGTCAATGATTATATTAGTAAACAACCAAGGACACACAGATGAATTCTGAAACAATTAGATTAATTCGACTTACGTCGGGTGAAGAGATATTAGTAAACGTACACAAACAAAACAATAGAAAAATAACAATGGTCAAAGATCCTATTTTGTTAATACCAAATGATGGACAAATTGGCTTTATGCCTTATTTGCCTTATACTGAAATTGGTATATTTGGACTTAGCATTAAAGAAGAACATATTATGTTTAATGTTCAACCAACAGATGAAATGATTAACAAATATAATTCGATGACACAAACCATATTGCCACCCCCAGTACCAAAAATAGTTATATAAAGCTGTTTACATCCGCCCCTAACTATGGTATAATAGTACCATATGAATAAATCTTTTTATACACACGCTTTCCGTCATGGTAAAGTAATCAAATATAGTGGTTTCGAGGATGGGAAGAAAGTCTCATTCACGATTCCATTCAAACCAACACTCTACGTCTCAACAAAAAAACCAACCAATTGGAATTCACTCGATGGTAAACCTGTCGAACCAATTACATTTGGTAGTATGAGTGAAGCTACAGAATTTATGAAACAATATAAAGATGTTCCTAATTTTAAAATATATGGGAATACTAATTATGTTGCTCAACACATTAATGAAGAATTCCCAGGCGATATCAAGTGGGATCGTAGTCTTATTAATGTTACTTCCCTCGATATAGAATGTAAATTTGGCGAAGGTTTCCCTAACCCAGAAGATGCTGACCAAGAGGTTACTGCAATTACAATGAAAAATAATATCGATGATATTTATTATACATTTGGTTGTGGTGACTATGATGTAGAGAAAGCTTTAATGCAAACCCACGAAGTTCGTTATATTAAATGTAATAATGAATATGAATTACTTCACAAATTTGTATATCATTGGTCAAAGTCTTCCCCTGATGTTATCACCGGTTGGAATGTAGAGTTCTTTGATATACCATACCTCGTCAATCGTATTGCTAAGATCAATGGTGATGAAACAATGAAGCGTTTGTCTCCATGGAAAATGATTGATAAACGAGATGTACAACAACCTTTCAGTACTAATACGCGTGTTAAATACGATTTAAAAGGTATTACAACTCTTGATTATTATGCGCTATTTAAAAAGTTTGCATTTACATACGGTCCACAAGAATCATATAAACTTGATCACATCGCCAATGTTGTTTTAGGAGAGAAGAAGCTTGACTTCGGTGAAGCTTCTGACCTTAATGAATTGCACGCTAATGATTATCAAAAGTTTATTGATTATAACATTAAAGATGTAGAGTTGATTGACAGAATGGAAGATAAGCTTGGTCTTATTACCCTCTGTTTAACTATGGCTTATAAAGGTGGTGTTAACTATGATTCAGTTCTAGGGACTGTAGCGATATGGGATTCATTAATCTATAGGGATCTCCATTCAAGACATATAGCAATTCCACAAAATAATGAATCATTTAAAGGTGCTTATCCTGGTGGTTATGTAAAAGAACCTCAAGTCGGTATGCATGATTGGGTATGTTCATTTGACTTGAACTCCCTGTATCCTTCAATCATTATGCAATATAATATGTCACCTGAAACTATATTAGTTGGCGCTGATGAGCCAGGTGTCAATGTTGAATCTGTTCTCAAAGGTCATGTAAGGAACAACATAACCGGTACGGCGTTAGCTGTCAATGGTGTTAGATTCAATACAAAAAAGCCTGGTGTATTACCACAAATAATTCAAGAAATCTATAATGAACGTGTAGGTCATAAACAAAAAATGTTAAAAGCTCAACAAGAGTTAGAGCTATGCACAGTCAAGTCAGAAGTCTATGCACTTGAAAAGCGTATAGAAATTTCAAAGAACCAACAATTAGCCCTTAAGATTTTGCTTAATAGTTTATACGGCGCAATGGGTAATAAATGGTTTAGATACTTTGATATGAGAATAGCCGAGGGTATCACCCTGACTGGCCAAGCAACTATCAAATGGGCTGAAAAGAATTTAAACAATTATCTTAATCAAACCTTAAAAACTGATAAAGATTATGTAGTCGCAATTGATACAGACTCAGTATACGTCTCACTTGATGAATTCGTTAAACGATTTAAACCAGAAAATCCTGTAAACTTCCTAGATAAATTATGTTCTACTGCGTTAGAAGATGCTCTTACTAAGTGTTATGATGAATTATATACAAGACTTGGTGGTGTAGAAAACAAAATGGTTATGGGTCGTGAAGTTATTGCTGATCGTGGCATATGGACAGCAAAGAAAAGATACATATTAAATGTACATGACAATGAGGGTGTTCGTTATGCTCAACCTAAATTAAAGATCATGGGTATTGAAGCAATCAAATCATCTACCCCAGCGATATGTAGACAAGCATTAAAAGATATGTTTAAAAGAATTATTGAAACTGATGAAGAAACAGTCCAAAGCGATATACGAAATTTTAAAAAGGTATTCTCTGAAGCTTCAGCTGAAGAAGTATCATTCCCTC